CATTATTTTTTATGCGAATAAAATAACTCATTATACATCAGCCGTATTTGTTGAAGGAAACGCTCTACCTGTTCCCCATATTATGCGAACTGCTCCTTGACCACCATTAGTTATTACTTGATAATAATTACTCGCATAGTAGATATTCCATACTGCACCTCCGCCGCCATATAAACCACCTGCGTTAGTTGTAGCACTAGAGCCCCAACTTCCATCTCCTCCTCCAGAGCCACCTTTTCCTCCAGAAGGCGGGTCGCCGCCGCTACCCCCTGCGCCACTTGTTCCTTCGCCTAATATACCAGTGCCTCCACCTGAACCACCATTAACTGTCCCCATATAAGCTCCTTGACCGCCGCCACCACCACCGCCACCAGAGCCAGCACTACCACTACCATAATCTGATGCAGCATCGCCACCATCATCAGAGTACCCACCTGCGCCTCCACCACCAGCTTGACCATCATTTCCACCTTCACCACCGCCATCACCAGTATATGGCCCACCATTACCAGTAGCAGCACCACCTTTTACCGTTGATGTGTCTACAAAATAACTATCTCCGGGCGATAGTGAGCTAGTTCCGCCTGCCCCTACAACCACAGTATATGAACTACTGGGAGTAACAGAATAGTCGTTAATATAACCTAAACCTCCAGCCGCGCCGCCAGAAGAATTTCTATGACCTCCACCAATAGCTACAACACAAACAGATGTAACATCATCTGGAGCTACCCAAGAAAAAGAGCCTATTGTTGTATATGCCTGTTGACCTTCTGGGACATCAGCCGCACTACTTACGCCAAACCCATTAACATTATATCCAAATCCTGTCATCTTATATCTCCAATATTAGGCATCATTCGCTGCATCAGTAGTAAAGAATAATTTAATACCTAAAAGTCTAGCATCGCCTGTTTGGTCATCAGCAGAAACATCTCTAGAAACTTGAAAGTAAGTCAAAGTATCAGCGGCTGCATTTGCTATAGTAACTGCACCACTTGCAGCAGAAACCATCATATCATTTGAGGTTCCAGAGTGAGCTAAGGCTGTAGCAGTAACAACCGTTCCAAAAGCAGTATTGATTGAAGCATCATTAGCCATGCTACCTCCAGCTAATGCCCAAGCAACTGTTCCTCCATTTGTTCCTGTAACTGTCCAAAAAGCTTGAAATGTTACGGTTCCTTCGTTCCAAGATTTAGGAAAAGCAACTGTAAATTGAGCAAAGTCATCTGCTCCTGTTGCAAAATCAAGACATTTTAATTCAGGCCCGTTTGATAATTCTACTTGTGCAAGAGCAGCACATCCATTTGTTGTCTCAGGATACATTGCTGCCGCAGGGACATAAATAGTTTCTTTTCCTACTTCTTTTAGAGTATCTGCTCCATCCACCAAGTTTAGTTCTGCTGCTGTGCTTGTAACACCATCAAGGATATTTAACTCTGCTGCGGTACTTGTTACATTAGTACCTCCAATATCTAGAGTAGTCATTGAGACTTCTCCGGCTACTGTTAAAATAGAACTACCTAATGTCATTAAATTTGTATCGCTAGTATGCCCTATTGTTGTACCATTAATCCTAACATTATCAACTGTTAAAGTTGTTAAGGTTCCTAAACTTGTAATGGAACTTTGAGCAGCCGTTGTAACTGTAGCAGCAGTTCCTGAAACATCACCTGTTACATCTCCAGTTATATCACCTACAAAAGCTGTTGATGTAATACTTGTTGCACCTGTAACTACTCCTGCATCTACGTTAATTGTTCCATCTAAAACTATAGCTGAACCACTTGCGGGTGTGAGATTTAAAGCACCTGAGTCTGCTGTAATAGTATTACCATTAACAGTAATGTTATCTACTGTTAAAGCAGTAAGTGTGCCTAGACTTGTAATAGCACTTTGAGCAGCCTGTGTTACTGTTAGTGCTGTGCCAGACGCATTGCCTGTTACGTTGCCTGTTAATGGCCCTGCAAAGGCATCTGCTGTAACTGTTCCGTCAAAGAAAGCGTCTTTAAATTCTAGAGAGGCTGTACCTAAATCTATTTCATTATCAGTTACGGGATATAATGCTGATGAGGTTAAAGTTAGTCTTGCAGCATTGTCTACTTTAAAATCAATTTCATTTTCTGTTCCAAAATCAATAGCGGTTTGAGAGTCTTCTCCCATTATTAAGTCAGTAGCATAAATAGAAGTAATTCCTGTCTGTGCTGCATCTACTGTAAATGTCATATCAAAAGGATCAGCATCTGAGCCGGGAGTTGTGTCTGTCCAGTTTGTAGTTATACCTGAACCAATAAACTTTACTTCTTCAGCATCTGAAATAGAGACTTCTGTACCATCATCATCTTCTAAGATAAATGATGACATTGAGCCTGAACCGCTTGTTTGGCTGTCTACATAAGCTTTTACAGATTGCTGAGTAGGCACAAGAGTTGCACTATCTGTAGACATATCATCTTCATCAACCCAAGCAGTAACTCCTATTGTTCCATCAGAGAGTGTTCCAAAAGTTACTGTGCCAGAGGCTGTAACACCTGTGCTTGAAAGAAGGCCAGTAGAGGGATTATAAGTTAAATCACCATCAGACTCTAAACCTAAGTTGCCTCCATCAACATCTCCACCTGCTGTAAAGATAATTGCATTTGTTTCATTTGTACTTTCATTATCTGTTATAGTTACTGTTGTTGCTACGGTAGCAGTAGAAGCAGTTCCACTTACTGCTCCAGTAAACTGTGTTGCTGTTAATACTCCAGTACTAGGATTATAAGTAAGTCCAGTATCTGTTTCTGCTCCTTGACTTCCTGTAGCTCCATCTACAAATACCGGATATACAGTTTCATCTGTTGAATTATTTTCACTTGCTGTAAAATTATCTGCTGTACCTGTAGTATTTTGATTAAGGGTTCCTATAACGAAATCTAAAGTATTATCACTATCTTCATAAGTTACTGTAATATTAGTTTCAGTATTGGAGCCAACCATAGCTCCTACTGTATCAGCTATATATTCATTTAAGGCTGTTCCATCTACAGTATAAGCATCTGCTTCAAGAGTTCCATCAATATCCGCATTGCCTGATATGTCTAATGTGGCTGCATCTAATTCTCCTGATATAGTAATATCAGTGCCACCTGTCATAGCACCGTCCATTGCAACAGCACCATTAATATCTATAGTAGTAGCATTGATCTCAATCTCAGAATCAGATACTAAATCTAATACTCCATCTGCTGATTGAAAAATATAAGTACCTGAATCACCAAACTGAAGTTGGTCAGTACTTGAAATAAGAAGACCTGTATCAGCTACATGAGTTAGAGAAACATCTTGGTCATCTCCAAAATTAATGACAGCGCCATCTGCTAGAAACAGATCACTAAATTCTAATGCGCTTGTTCCTAGTGCTGCTCCATCTGAAGCATCTGGAACAAATGCTGTTGTTGCTGTAATAGTTGTAGCTTGAAAAGTGCCGTTAGTTGTTAATCCTGTGTCAGCAGCATGAGTAAGTGTAATATCTTGATCATCACCAAAATTTATAACTGCACCGTCTGCAAGGAATAAATCACTAAACTCTAAGGAAGACGTACCAAGTGCTGCTCCGTCTGAAGCATCAGGTACAAAAGCTGTAGTAGCAGTTATTGTTGTCCCTTGTACTGTACTAGAACCAGTTAAAGCCCCAGTAACTCCTAGTGTACCACCAACAGTTGCGTTTACATCGACTGTTAAAGCATCTGTAGTAACTGTTCCATCAAAATAGGCATCTTTAAATTCAACTGAGCTAGTACCTAAGTCTATATCATTATCTGTTACAGGTACTATTACTCCATCCTGAAATCTTACTTGTTCTACTGCCGCACTTGAAACTTCAACAAAAACTCCCCAACGATTATTTGAATCGTCAGCTACTATTTTATTTAAGAAATCCTGATCACCGATAGTATGAACATTACCGCCTTCTGCGGCTGTACCATCATGCCTATGTCCAGTAGTTGAACTAGAAGCATATGAAAAAGCAGTCAGAAGCTGATTAAATTCATCATTAAATAATGCAGCAGTAATTGTATCTCCGTCTGAAAAACTGCTTTGTCTAGTATAACTTGTAGCCATTATTATCTCCTACCAGAAGGTCTATAATCTATATAAAATCCATTAATTGAATAAGGTGCTTTAGTATCTTGACTAAATATCTTTAAAGCTAGGCTGTGTCCACTTCCCTGTACTGCTTGTCTAACCATTGGGTCTGCTGAAGCTCCAAAATAAGCATCTCCAAACTCGGCTGCTCCAAAGACAGCAGGAGTAGGGATACTATCTAATTGAATATTAGATGGTTGTAATTTATTAAGATCATCGTAATCATAAGATACTTTTAAAGAAGGCTGTACTGTACCTTCAGGGGTCATAGATATTTTTACATAGTGCATTGATTTTAATGTGCCTGCATCTCCAAAATCAAAATTAGGTGTTTTATATCTAGCATTTATATTTGTTTGTGTTCCTGCTGGATTAAAGTCGTTGCCAGTATTATGATTATATACATATCCTTCTGTATCTCCATGATATACTTTTTCTATATTAGAATAGTTAAATCCTGACGTTAGGCCGTGTGCTTTAATACCTGTAGTTTGTGACCACTCAAATCCTTCTGGTGTCATTGTTCCTATAATTCCCAATGAAGTATCTGTAGCTCCTGAAGTAGAACTATAAAATAGTCTATATTGTGATTTGCTTCTTAATACTGCACTAGTTATTACATATGAATCTATTGAAGCAGCTAAGGTAGAAACAACAGATTGTATATTTCTAGATACAGAACTTAATTCTACGTCACCAATACGTGCTGTACCTGCAACAAGACGAAATCCATCAGGACTTAAAAATATAAGATCGCCACCTATTTCCTGAATACTATGTCCATCTAAACAGCCTACGTTCTTAGTAATAGGTGTTATGGCTATATTACTAGCATCATTTATATTAGATAATTTATAGATACTATTCTTACAGAAGATAATTAAATCTCCTCGAAAGCTTTTTAATCCTACTACTTGATCATCTAATACAATACTTCCAGAACCCGCAGCAGTAAAATCATTTATATCACTTGTGCCACTATAATAAATTGTATTAAGTGCTGTAGCTGCTCCTGCTACTACTAAATGCTTATCGTGTATTACACAATATTTAGGATAAACAACACCACTTACTGTAATCTCTTCATAGAAAAAAGTTCTACCAGATAATGCACCAGTACCTGTCATTTTAAAAAGAGCAGGTTTAGCAGAAGAACCTTTATCAGTAATTACTACCTCACCATAAATACTACTTCCTTCATATACAGTAAAAGAAGCCTGTTGTTGGCTTGTTCTTGCTGCTGTACTTCTTGCGGTAAATGTAGAATAATCATCTCCACTACTATCTACGCTTGAACGATTTATTTGTAGCCAAGTTACTCCATCTAAAGTAAAATAAATATTTGTACCAGAACAGGCAATTAGCCCATCCGCATAAACAAATAGCCCTAATATACCATTAGAGCTATTGGGTCTTGCAGCACTACCTCCACCAAATAAAGTATAACCATTTATTCTTCGATAGCCCCCATCTGGATCAACTTCAAAGTTCATTAACTCTGTAGCGAATCCCGGTTGTTTGAGCATTTCAAATTGGTTTAGATTAGTGTTCAGACCCCCTTTGCATGATAAACCGTATGCTTGCATATTTAGTCAAACCTAACTCTATCATCCGACATATAGAGAGGAACTGTTCCTATTAAATTTTCTCTCATACTCTTTAATCCTTTTTTGTAGTCATCTAAGGCAAAGGCTGACATTTGAGGATTATCCTTAAATTGATGAGTATAATATCTAGCCTTAGCTAGAACAACTGTCTTATACATATCTGGAAAAACTACTGTATCTCCATGTGCTGAAAGCTGTGTAGGTAAATCAAAGGCATAAAACCATACACGATATACTTGATCAGGAATAGGGCTTAATCCAAACTTTCTTGCATCAGGACTTCTAATAACAAAGTTAGGTTCTCCACCTACGGCTGCATCAGCATCATCAGCATTTTCTATAGACCTTCTAAAATCTTTCCACTTCTCAGTAGTAAGAAATCTTAAGTTCTTTGAAACATAAGGAGCAGATTCGCCTGAAACTCCTATTGTAGTTAGGTAAAAATTATCCCAATCTATAGAACCATAGTCAGCAGTTATATCAGAACTTGCTGCTTTTAGTTCATACCATCTAGTATCTGCTGTAGTTTCTACATAAACATTTCCATACATAGGATCAGTAGCACCACTCTCAGCAGTAGCCAGAAAAGGCCACTGAGGTTCTTCATTTACAATATCTAGATATGCTCGATTAATACAATCTTTTGCATGTGCCTGTATTCCTACAGCACTTGAAAAAGTAGAAGAGGTTAATACAACCTCGTTCAACTCTCTTAATAATTCGTTTGTTAGTTGGAGAAATGTAGTAGCCATAATTTTAGTTAGGCATTGCTCTTACACAACCACCCTTATTCCTTTTCTGTTTCTTTTTTCTTGCTTTAGCAGCAGCAGCCTTACCTGCTTTTGTATAAGGATAATGAACTCCATTAACTTTCGGCATCTTTCTTATCCTCCGTTTTATTCCCAAAAATCCTATGATAATTTTCAGCATATTTATCTCTGTTTTCTTTGGTGTACCAACGACCCATAAGACCTAGCGTTCTGCCAGTTTTCTTTTTAGTTATTATCATTGGTTTTTTTTCACTACCAATTTGAGGCATAAATTCTCCTTTAATAGGAAAAGGGGGTATATTTCAACCCCCTCCCCTAATTCTACTTCTACTAGTCGATACCGTAGAATACGGAACATAACGCATTAGCTCGTAGTACTTTAGCTCCATATACATGGAGTCCTCGTACTATATCGCCAAAGCTGTCAGGATCACGTAAAACTTCAGTACTTGTAATAGTCTGAGCAGTTGCACAAGCTGACATGTGACCAGCAATACATTTACCTGCGGCATTAGATGTCGAGGCAATATTGTTAGTCTTATACATGTCGAACCCACGTAACTTTCCAGATGATACTAAGCCGTTCCTGATGGAACCTTGCCCTGCATTGTAATCAACAGACAAGAGTTTAGAGGAACTTTGAACAAGTTGCTCATAGAACTCAGGATTTGCGAGGAACCAACGCCCCTCGTCTGGTACATTCTGCTCATCCAATAAACGTGACATATGAGAAAGCACATCTATTGGATCATGCTCACCAGCAGCAAATCCAATGTCTAGATTACCAGTACCGTCAAAAGTACCAGCAGCGAGGTCGGTAGCACTATCAGAACCTAAAATGTGATTAGGACTAGACGCAGAAACTCCTGCGAATAGAACTGCAATCACACCTTCATCAAACGCATCTTTTAGAGCATATGCTGCTGAAGAAGACGCAACTGATCGCCAGTTTACATGAGACATATTAGCTTCAATGTCATCAACTTTAAACTTAAAGGCGTTAGCTGTATCGACAACAAGAGTAATCTCTTGGTCTGTCAGCTTCATTTGCGTTACATCTGCACCACGCTCGTATTGATATACGGTGATTTCAGGTTCTTTGATAATCTTTACAGAGTCTCCAAAACTCCTAATTTCACCTGCGTAATCTGTATTAGTAATTGCTTCTGCAACAGATGACTTTCTAAAGTAATTTAGAACTGTCTTGGAATAGACAGCAGGTAGAAAGAAAGAATTATTTTGACCGCTGACCGAGTTAGCAAAGTTAGCATCAGTATCCGTACTTGGCTCAAAATATTGGTCAGATTGGTTATAAGCCATTATTATATCTCCTTAAATAACTATTTTACTATCCTGCCTTCTGACAAGGCTTCTTGAATATCATCTTGATATTTGTCGAAATCGTCAATAGACATTCTAGCAATTTCCCGTTCTGTCCAAACTTTTGGAGCTTGTGAATCTACAGCCGTTGTTTTGGTAGACACCATATCGGCAGCAGACCCTTTACTCCTAGATTTGGACTGCTTTTGTGGTGACCGAATTATACCCTTTTCTAACTTGTAAAGGTCTATAGCTCGACTTGCTAAATCAGCACTACTATTATTTGCATAAACCCATCTTTGTATATCTTCAGGTTGTTCTTTTGCCCATCCATGAAAATCATCACTACCCCTTATATCTTCAAAATCAGGGTGGTTAGCTTTTAGTGTCGACTCTGCTTCTCGTTTTAAGAGATCAGCTTCACGTTCTTGGATAGCTGAAAATTGTTGTCGAATACCTTCAACTTGATTTTGACTATGTAAATGTGCAACAGATTCAACTGTTTCATACAAGTCTGGATTTTGCTCTTTAAACTTCTGTAATTCTTCTAGAGATTTTGGAGCTTTATATGCAGGTGCTTTAGATGCAGCCTCTGATAAAAGTTCTTGTTCTCTATTTTTGAATTCCGAAAGTCTATTATCGTAATGTTTCTTTAGATCGTCATACCTTTTCTTATAATTTACCCTCTTTGATTTTTCAGGGGGCGTTTCAGAATCTTCTGAAGGCGTAGCCTGTTTTTCATTGGGTTCAAAAAATAATCCATCTGCATTATCCGATACTTTACCATCCGGTACATGCCAAGATTTTTTTGCGTTATAAGGGTTAGGTTCTTTCTCCTCTACGGGTTGTCTTTCAGCCATTATACTTCCTCCACGGGGCTTGGTAGTTTAAAAGGTAGCCATAATAATGAATTATTTGTACAGATAATTCAGTATGGGGCTTTTACTTTCAAGGTAGCCGCTATCGTTGTCTAACATTAAGACTAGGCATTTGATTAGAAGCAACCATAGACTTTCTGATTTCTTCATCTTCTATACCTCTGTCTCTACTCATTAAACCACCGTCAAAGGCACGTTCAGCTTCATCCATTAAAGATTGGAGATTGTCTGCACCTAGTTGATCAGTGGCTTTTTTGGTGACTACAAACTCACCGTCAGATAATCTGGCGGGTATTGAGTCTGAGACACCATCTCCGGGGCCGTTTACTTCTCCGGCACCAGAAAACTCAGAAGCAGTATCTACAACTTTGTCAAAAATTATACTAAGTTGTGGGTCTGCCTCTAAAGCATTCATTAAATATGTTTGTTCTTCTGGGTCTAAAGCTTCATTCATTACGAAATCTACATAATCATCTTCCATTTCTTGATCAGGAAGTTGTGAAGCTTCTACTCCTGCCATTTCTTCTGGCGGTATATTTGGGTATGTGTCTACTGGGGCTGCTGTATCTTCCATTTCTGGAGGTACTAGCATAGAGCCGCCTTCTTGCATTTCTTTTCTTTCTTTAATCGCTGCATCAGCCCTCATTTGTGCGCCTCTGGACAAAAAACCAGTTTTTTCCGTATTAGTTTCTCTCTTGTCTACTATAAAATCGGTATACTCTTTATTTCGTCTTTTACGGTATTCAGTGCGCGATCACTCGCTTTCTGACAGATCAGCCTCATCTTCGCCCCTTTCCCTTTCCCTCATTTTAGCTAGTTCTTCTTCCGCAGTTTTAGTGTTGTACTTTTTGCCCTCAAACTCAAAATCTTTATCTCCACGTTCACGGGCGTTAATAAATGCAGCATCAAACCTTTCTGCTTTAGTAAACTCTGTTTCGCTGCCTTCTGCATAACCTTCTCTTTCAGGGGGAGACATCATAGAAGGCCCACCAGCTTGTTTCTTAGTTCTTTTCTTTTTAGCCATCTA